CTGGTTGAAGTAGACCAGCGCGCCCTGCTCCCACGCCCCATCGACCCACGGCAGCAGCCCGTACAGGCGATCACCCCGGAGCTTGCTCAACAGGTCGGCTGTGACGTGAATCCATGCCGTGCCCGTGGACTGCACCCAATCGCCCACCTGCAACACTTCGCCGTCAAGGTCGCCACCGATCACCGGCGTGGTGGCCGTCACCGGGAAGTTCGGCTGCCCCGTCCATGACCAGTACGCGCCCCGGTTGCCGGGTGCCGGTGCGGGCAGGCTGGCCAGCGCCACCGATCCGCCCGCCGCCACGTCGGTGACGGTGCCCTGGAACAGGCTGGACGATGCCACCCACTGCTTGATCTCATCCTCGGTGAGCACGACCTGCCACGCCTGCCCGTCCCACGCCTTGATTTCGGCATGGTTGGCTTCGGTGGTGATTTGCACATCGCCCACGCGGCGCGGTGCGCCGGTGTCGGGGTCGGCCACCCGGGCCTTGACGTAACTGCGCTGATCCGTGCTGACCCAGCCGCCCGCCGGATGCGCGGGCACCGCAGGCACGAACCCGGGCGGCTCGGCGCCGGCACCGGAGGCCGTCACCGTGACCGCCGTGACCACACCGCCGTTTCCGTGGCCGGCCACGTTGTCAATCTCGATCACGCCCGCTTGCGGGGAACTCACGCTGTAGCCGTTGGCGTGCGCGGTGAGCCCACCCGTGATCGCCGTCTGCACCGCCGCGAGCGTGCTGCCGGTGAGTAGCGCGACCGGCACCACCACCACCGCGCCACCCGCCTCGGTCAGCGTCACCGTGAGCGCGAGGTCCGCCGCCAGCGCGGCGCCTTGCAGCCCGAACACGATCTGGTGATTGCCGTTCGCCAGCGTGGTGACCGCGAAGCTCTGCGACATGAGGTAGCCGGGCGGGATGCCGCCGGGCGGCGGTTGCGGCGGCTGACCGCCGACCAGCGGCCCCCCGAGCGCATCCCACACATACGCCCGTCCCAACGGGTTGCCCGCATCGTCCGAGCGCACGAGGTACGTCACTTCCGGAGACGGCGCCGCCGGCAGGTTCGCCTCGCGGTCCACGATCACCAGCGGATGCGCCGCCGTCTGCGGCAGAATCTGCTCGTAGTCGGTCAGCGTGTTCGTGCGAGCAGACCCGTTGCGGCGCAGCAGCGCGAACGTGCCCTGTCCGTCGAGGTCGTCCACGTAGACCAGTTGCCCCGCCGGCAGGCTGGCATCGGGCAGCGCGTGCAGCGCCGCAGCATCCGCCGTGCGCAGCAGCGTGCCACTGCCCACTTCGGTCCAGTTGATCAGGTTACCGCTTGCTGGCGTGCTGTTGCGGACGTACAGCGTATCGGTATCTTGCTGATAGTACAGATCACCCTCGATAGAGGGGCCACCCGGCGCACCGCCAGCCGGCGCCACAGAAGCCGCATAAAGCGCCGCCGTATCAGCCACGACATGCGTGCCGCCGCCTGCGCTGGCTCCTGCATGGATCCACGCGCCTCCATGCCAGAGGTACAATTCTGCCGTGTCGGCCTGATACAGCAGTTGACCGTCATCTATCTGGCGGGTATCGACCAGACCACGACCTGTGGCATCGGGTACGGTGATCGTGGCGTAGCTCGCCTTGTGCCAGCGCACCGCGTCTCTAACCCACAAAGTGCCCTCGGCCAAGGCAAAACGCAGGTCGCCCGTGTTGCCGCCAGGCGTCGCGATCACCGCGCCTGCGTTGGCCACAATCGTGACCGCCTGCATCGGCATTACCCAATGGTTTCCCTGGGCATCCCAAATGCGTAGCGCGCGATCGTTGAACGAGAAGTACGTGTCGCCATCACCCGCACCCGTTGTGGGTACTTGGCCTGCATTCTGCACTACATGGAATGGAGAGGCCGGAGGTGGGCGCGCGGAGTTGGCAGACCCGCCGCCGCCCGCCAGCAACTTCCAGAAGTCCTCTTGCATCCCGTCCGTGCCGCGAGCATCTTTGATGCAGAGATACAACTTGTTGCTTGTGCGCACACAATCGCCGACACGATAGCTCTCTGACTCCCTCCATGCGCCGCGATACATGTGGATTGGGGTCGCCTTGTACTCCATCGCTTGAGTAGTCAGCGTCGCATACCAGTCGGTTAGCTTGATGTGCTCACCGGCAACCCATGCGGCACGCTCGTCGATATCGACGCCTTCTGTCAGGATTTCAGCGCCGTCATCAAACACAAAAGCCAAACGCCCGCTTTTTAGCGTAACGCTCACTATCGCAGGTGCGTGTTTCCCATCGACGCCGTCGCGGCCCTTATCTCCAGGCTTACCAACCTGGCCGCGCTGCACCACCATCTTTCCGATCTGACCATCGACAAGGCAGAGAAACAGGCTGCCGCCGTCAATGTAAAGATCGCCTGATTTCAGTGTCGCATCGTCCGGGCGGGTTCCGCGAAAACGCAAGCCAACCGTACCCACTCGTTGCCAGTCGTCAGACTCGCCTGGAACACTGTTGGTATCGCAAAGCGCCTTGTAAAACTGCCCGATATGCGCTTGCACGACTTCGTCTTCACGATAGATCTTGCCCTGCGCATAAACCTTGGCAAACAGACCGGCACCGTCCTTGCCATCCTTGCCGGCATCACCGCGCAGAATGTCAAAATGCTTTTCTGCGATAACCCGTGCGATGTCGTTAGGGTCTATATCTCTGGATTTTGTAGAGGCGATGAAGTCAGGATCGCTTTTAATCGCGGGGAGCAACGCATCGAGAACCAGATCGTAATCTACCTCAACCTGATCGGCGTCTTTTCCATCACGCCCTGGATCGCCCTTCTCGCCGCGCTCGCCCTTCTCGCCGCGCTCGCCCTTCTCGCCGCGCTCGCCGTCTTTAGGCGGCTGGATCTCGTTGATGCGCTTGTTTACAGAATCGATCTGGACAGACAGATCGTCGCGCGCTGCTTGCAGCGCGCCACCAATTTCCTCAGTGATAACGGTGGCGAGAGTATGAGCGCTATGGACATCCATGGATTAGAAATCTCTGATCGAATTCGCCAAAGCCGACTGCACCACCTTACGCAGCGCATCCACGTCGAGCGACTTTTCATGCTCTCTCAAGCGATTCTGAATGCCGTCGATCTCGCATTGCAGCGGAGATAGATCAGGAATAGAACGTGAAACCGCGCAAACACGATCGTCCATTTCAGTTTTGACCGCTTTCAGCGCAGAGCCAAACTCGGAAGCGATGGAAACAAGCATGTCTTTGTCCACTAGTTCAACGCCTTGCGGATGGCATCCGCAGTGATCATCGCAACTATGTCTGGATCAATACTCGGCCTCTCCTGAAAGCTCATGCGCTCGGACAACACATGTATTTGATCCGCTATGCCAGCTATCGTTTTCATCGCATCGTCCTGATTGAAGGTATCAGGCGCACTCACCGCGACGGGCGGATTGGCGTCGCGCTTTTTTGCGTCCAGCTCTGCCTGAGCAAGATCAGTCAATACTGCAAGGCTGGTCATCTGCCGTTGCATGTAGAGTTCGTCCGCACCTTCCTTGTTGCCCAAGCCTTCTTTTGAACGAATTTCTGCCGGCGACATAATGCCGCCCTGAACCGCTTTGACGTAACCATCGATTCGCCCTGCGAAGTCGACTCTAAGCAAAGGTGCTGGGTCTAGTTCGATATGCTCGTCTGCTGGCAGGCCGAACGCCCTGTCCAAACTGCGCTCGATGGTTTCAATCACGCTTCCGAGACCGATGCTCAACCAATGCGAAATCATCGCTTCCGTGCCGCCTTGTGGGCCTGATCCTTCCGACAGCAATACCATGGGCACGCCCATGATCCTCGCGATATCCACCAGGCTCATCCGCTGTTGCTCGACAAGTTGAGCATCGCCTTGCGCAACGTTAAGCGACTGGAATTTCAGGCCACTGGCCAAAATTGGCATCCCGCCCGTTGCAAACAATTTGGATTGTTCCGAGAAAGAAATTCGCAACTGCCGCATCTGTTCGGAGGTTAAAGACATATCCGTAGATAGCACACCGCTAGGACGCTGCATCTGACGGAAAAAGAATAACTGGCTTTCGCTCAAAGCCGCGTGAATCCCGGAAGCCAAAGCCGCCGCCTTGACGGGAGACTCTCCGATCAGAGGGTGGCGGGGTGTGTGCTGGCGGAAATGGATCACATCGCGCTTTGGAACCAGCATTTTCGGCGCGCTAAAATGATCCGCATCATTGATGCCGTAAAACACTTCCTTCGTTTCACTATCGACGTGGATTGTCCAACTGCGGCGAGGAATTCTCCACAACGCGTTGACCGCATAGCGATCATCGCGCGCTATCAGCACCAGGCTTTCGCCTTCAAACAAGATATCCGCAGTAACGTTGAAACTGAAATTAGGCCACTCCTCCAGCGCGTTCGGATAACGCAGTACGCGACTCGCGGGAGATGTTCTCGATGCGACCCAACCACCGTTTCCGTCGGGGACCATGTGCTTCGGCTCGCATTGGCTGATAGCACGGCAGTAAGGCATCGCACAGGAATAGATGGGGCCAGAGTGGCGCGGGTTGAAGTGCGACAGATTCCTCTGAAACCCCGTACCGTCCAGCGAATCGAGCGCAAACGGATTTCCGTACTCTGAAAATCCGAACGCCGGGCGGTATGACGCCTCGGTGCCCCACCCGAAAAACGACTTGATGCGATTCGATACCTTCAAGGGCGCACCTTCGGAGGGCGCCCACGCCGCCGCCGCGGTGTTGTCGCCTCCATCACGCGCGTCTGATACAGCTCGCTTGGCGCATCGTCAGAACCTGCCGCAGTCGATGCGACCACGCCAGAAACCTCAGGTTCGTTTTTACCGAGCTCGCCATCAACGGATTCCGATGCCGCCACCTCCGCGTACAGGCCGCGGTTCAAGACCACCGCGCGCCCCTCTTGCACAAGCCGATCGGCTTCTTCAAGAGGAATCGGGAAAATACGCTTTCCGAAAGGCGTTCCACGAATGATGGGTACGTGTCTCACGCGAACGTCACCAGGAGCTTGGTCAGCAAGTCAGAACCGTGGTTGTTGGTGACGTCAACCGTCGCACCAACCCCTTTCGCAGTAGCGAGATTCGCAGGCCATCCTGGAGCGGCTGCCAATTTGGTCGCAAACGCGTTTCCGGTATCGCCCGCCGCACACGCCACCGTGAAGGTCTGGTCCGCCGCCGCGCCTAGCGTATAAACCACCGTGGCCGTATACGCCTTGGCTGCCGGGCTGGAGTGGAAATCGAGGGTAATCAGTGCCGTACCGGCAGGCGCAGCAGGCAACCCGGTGACCGTTGCCATCGGGGCCACTCCGATAGCCGTGTACAGACCGCGCACAATACGCTTCATGGCGCCGGCCAAAACCGCCGCTTCCGCCGTAGCCTGATCAATGAAACGAATGCGCTTGCCAAACCACAAGGTGCCGACGCCGGAAGGATCGGGTACGGACTTGATGTAGATTTCTGCGGCCATGAATGTTTCCTTTGAAAAATATGGGGGGGCGAAGCCCCCCCAACCTGATTACCAGGTCAACGTGTTGCGCGCGGCGACCGCGCCAGTGGCCAGCGCCGCCCAGCCCACGTGCTGCACGAGCCTCAACGCCGCAGAGAACGTCTGATACAGACTGTACGCCGGGGCAGCACCCGCACCCGTGTTGGGCGCAATCTGGATGCCGGCTCCCAACGCGACCTGACCCGCCGCTTGCAGCGTACCGGCAGGCCCCGTACCGCCCGTCGGCGCGGCGCCGGCCGTACCGGCCATCGTGGGTTGCGTGCCATCGGCATTAGCAGCGACCAGAGAGGCTTCTTCGCTGTACTTGAACATCGGCGCATCCATGCCCCAGCCCAAATACGCAGCATCCACCATGACGGCTGTCTTGGCAGGAAGCACCTGGCTGGAGATAACGGGGATGCCCATGAGCGTGCCCGCCGCCAACTCGTCACGAAATGCCAGGTCGCCCAATTGCGTCCGCATGAAGTTGACCGACATGCGATCCTGCGTGTTGAGAATGAGCACCGGGCGGGCACCCACACGGGCCGCGACCATCTCGTTATACATGGCGCGAATGTCGGCGCTCACCGCATCGACACCGCCACCCGCGGTGCCTGCGCCGATGGTAACGCCGTTCAGGATGCCCGCCGGATGCACGCGAGTGACACCCGCTACAGCGCTGAAAAACGTGGTGTCCAGACGCACGGCAGCGGCTTCGACCATCGCCAGACGCAGCTCCGATTCCAGATCGGCAACCAGGTTCGATTCGAGTAGCTCCATGGTGAACGGAATGATGGCGGCAAGCTTGCCGCGTTCCACCGTCTGCTGGCCAACACCGAAACCCATGATCGGAATTGGCCTGGATTCGTGAACCCAAGCCGGTTCGGTCAGGCCAGTAAGTGCCGTCGGGTTGCGGCGCGTGACACGAGCAGATTGCCGACCGTTGAAGTTGATCATGCGAGCGCGAGCGCCCAGGGCGGCCGCGGCAGATTGCACGGTGACAGCCTCGACCCACGAGTTCGTCGCTTCCATCACCAACTCTTGCGCAGCGCTGGGCGTGAAGGTGTTGAGCGGCGGCTCGCCCGTAGCGGTCTTGCGGATCAAGGCCGCGCAGTCCTTGACGTAATCGCCGTCCTTGTAGGTCTGCTCGATAGCCACGTCGAACGGAATGCCATCACGCTTGGCCACCAGCGTGCCGATAGCCATCTTCACGAAAAGATCGCTCGGCGTGCGAGGATCCTTGCGCTTCATCAGGTTGGGCGCCACAGCCGGTGCCGTGATCGGCTCCGCCCGATGGGCGATGTTGGTCTCGGTTTGCTTCAGCGTGGCTACAAGGCTGATCTGCTTTTCCAGATCAGCATTGACCGACTTCAGCTCGTCAGCCAGCGCATCCTGGTCGGCCGTATCGGACTCCATCTCGACGGTGATGGCCACCGCTCGATCGGCCAACTGAGTTTGGCGCTTCTGCGCCGCGACAATGCGATCAGAAAGATTCATGGTGCTCCCCTTGGGATGATCGGGTTTCGGGATAGTCTGGGCGGACGCGCCAATGACCGATACGTCGGCGTGCTGAATTGCGGTAGCCGGCACTTCGGGCAGAGAAAGACCCAGCGATTTGGCAACTTGCAGCGCCAAGGGCTGGCACGGGACGACCACGACGCTGATTTCGTGCAGCCGCGTGGTCTTGAACCGCCAGCCTTTCGGCTTCAGCGGTTCGGATTCAGATGCGGTAAAACCAATCGAGGCGGCAAGCCTCACACCGGCGTTGGCCAAGCCGCGCACCAGATCGGCCATCTTCGAGATGCCCGGATCGACAAGATGCAGCTCGGCAGTTGTGTAGTCACCCCGATTACGCAGCGCAGACCAGTAGCCGATCACGTCGGCCATTCGGCCTGAGTGATCCACCTGGGCCGGCAGGCGATCGGACACAGGCGCGATACCGCGCTGCACGATCACATCGCCAACAAGATCGGGGGACTCGTGCGATACAACGAACTCGATCACACCGTCGGACACGCGCTGGGAAACGCCCGTGGCCGCAGCCGATTTAAGAATCAGCGCATCGCGCGCACTGGCGGTGTGTTCTGTGGTCTGCATGCGGTGCGCCCTCCAGCCGATGGCTGTGCCGCACCGTTGCCCGCAGAATGCGAGCCGGATTTGGATCGTTCACGCTCCGCGCGCCCAGGTCGCTGTCGTTCAGCCATCCTTTCAGTTCCGCAGAGTTGCGAGGCAGTATAGCGATATGCGAACGAATTGCAAACGCGGCCGTTCTTCAAAACCTCAGAAAATCGCATAAGCGCTCACCTGCGGCTTGTTCGCGCCGTCAACGCCGATGCGATGGCCGAGGCCAGCCGTCTTACTCGACTCTTGCGCGCGTTTAAGGTCTCGCCAGAACGTGTCGCGACCGTAATTACACAGATTGACCGCCGCGTTGATGTCGCGATCGTGGACTGCTCCGCACGCGGGACAGCACCACTGCTCGACACCAAGCACAACGGCCGCGTTCTTCTCGCCGCATCCGGAGCACGTCTTTGTCGAAGCGAAAAAGCGATCCGCCACGACAAGTTGCACACCGCGCAACGCGGCTTTGTACTCCAACTGCTGGCGAAGCATGCCGAAGCCGGCATCACTCACCGCACGCGCAAGGCGGCGGTTCTTCACCATGCCGCGCACATTCAGGTCCTCGATCACAACGACCTGGTACGTGCGGGTCAGCGTGTCGCTCAGCTCGTGGAGCATCGCGGCACGCTGGTTGGCCACGCGCAGATGCAGGCGGGCAACGCGGTGCTTGGCTTTCGCACGGCGTGCCGATCCTTTCTGCTTGCGGCTGACTTGACGCTGCAACCGCGCAAGGCGACGCAGACTCGACTTCAACGCGGAACTGGCCGGTATTTTCGTACCGTCCGACAGGATAGCGAGGTTCTTGACGCCGAAATCGACGCCCACGCACGCCTGTGTCTGAGTGGGTCGGGCGTAGTTCGTGGCATCGACAAGAATCGAAGCGAAGTAGCGCCCTGCGCGCTTGCTGATGGTGACCTGCTTTGCCTCGCCTTCCCAGCGAAGGACTTCAGCCATCCGGATGCGCGTCTTCAACTTCTCGATCCGCAGCCGGCGTCCTTCGACACTGAACTTCGCTTGCTCGCGCAGCGCGAACGAGTCCTTGATGCCTTTCTTCTTGAACTGCGGGTAGCCGGGTTTCTTGCCTTGCTTCACGCGGCGGAAGAAATGCGCAAACGCACTATCGAGATCGTCTATGGCGTTTCGTGTCACGCGCTGGCTGACCTCGGCATACCAAGGGAACTCGACGCGCAGCACACCGATGTAGTGCTGCCACGCCGCCGCCTTGCTCCAGCGGTTCTCGGGCTTGCTGAAATGCGCCAGCAACTGGTTGTAGCAATGGCGCCGCGAGCCGCACGCGCGATCGAGATACTCCGCTTCGCGCGGTGTCGGTCGCAATTCGATTTTGTGCGCAAGCATCATGTCGCGGCACTCTCCAATCCGAGCGCAACATCGAATGCGCGCAACTGAAGCCTGTCCATTTCAAGCAACATGCCGCGAATAGCCGGGTCGTCGATGTCTTCAGGTCGGTTGGATTTGGTAACAAAAACTTCCTCGCCGCGCTCCATCGCCTCCAGGATCTTCTTGTTCTTGTTGCTGCGGCTGCCGTAGAGCCGTGCAGAAAACACGGTGATGATTTCGATCACGTCCTTGGCGAGCTCTTCCTCGAAAGACGGTTGCTCGCCTTTGTTGATGATCACAATTTCGATGTCTTGAAGTTCGCACAGCGCAAAGATCAGCTCGGCACCAAAGCGCAGCAGTCTATCTTTGTGGGTGAGCACGAGCCGGCGCGTTTTGCGTCGCAGGATCATTTCAAGCAATCTGTTGAGGCCTTTCTTGCGGTAGTTCAAACCACTGCCGAGATCTTGAATAACTTCAAACCTCCAACCTTTAGCCGCGCAGAACGCCTCAAGGATTTCCGCTTGCCGCACAAGGTCTGCTTTTTGATCGTGGCTACTGACTCGCGCGTAACCAACAGTGGGCGCATCTTCGTCGCCCAGCTTCAGCAACTTCGCCAGATCGTAGTAGCGAGTACCGCCACGGCTTTTTCGGTCAGGCAGCAGCTCACCCGACGCCTCCCAGTTGTGGAGCGTCTGGATCGACACGCCGAGCGTTTCGGCGGCTTTGCCAATCTTTACCAGTGCCATAGTTTGTGATTGTAGGCGATAGTTATGGATTACTGCAAGCAGTTTTTAACCCGAAAATCTTCGATCACCCGATCATCGCCGCGCAATCGAATTCGCGCTGTGTGGCCGAAAACATCAGCGCGGAAAGCATCGCCATCAAGCCGTCTATTTTCGCGTGGCCCACACCACTCGTCCCCACGTCGTATTTTTTCATCCGGTTGTTTTCGATAACGACGTTCTGCACGTTGGCCGACAACAAAGGCTGCCCACCATGATGCAGCAAACCGTCGTGAGCCAGACCGCCAGCAAACTCCAGCGCCTGCATCAACTTCCATCCCTGATCGATGGGCGTATACGCCGCAACCGAGCGCTCGAACCGCTCCCGAAAGCCCGCGAGGCCCGATGCGTCACCGCAGAAGTGGACACCCCATGAATGCTGGGCGATGCGCAGGCAATGCGCCATCGCCGCGGCCTCCATCTCGAACGTGCTGTCATGCAGCGACAACTCGCCACACGCAATCGCTTCGGCGTAAATCTTCCTCAGGTTCTTGTTGGCCTCGTCATGCCCCTGCTGGGTCAGGAATTGACGACTCTGGCACCGATGCACGTCACCTTCTTTCCAGACGGTCACTACGGCAAACGGGTCGGAAAGACCCGCCGACGGATCGATGCCCACATACAGGCTCGCACCCGATGGAGGCTGCGCAACAGGATTCCGGTTGGCCTCCCAATAGCGCGCAAGCGGGGTGATGCCGCTGTTGCCTCCCCGCTCGGCCGCCTCGAGCCCCAGGCGCTGAGACAGCAGCAACTCCATCGACCCTGTGCCGTTGATGTGAGAGTCGGCAACAGCATCCTCCAGCTCCTTTTCAAGGGCCGCAATATCCATCGTGCCCAGTGGATTGGACGCCGTGCGCAACGAAGGCATGGCCCGCCACCACTCGTCCTTCGAGTCTATGGAAAGATCAGGACGCAAATGGGGACCTGGGAACTCGAACAGCAAGGGCAAGACGGTCGGATCGTGCAGCGTGCCGTCGCGTATCGCCCGCAAGCGATTGAGCCATTCGCGGTAATACCCCTCGGGGCGCGCAACGGCGGCAGTGGTCGCCCCGATCAGCAAAAACTCGTCCGTGTTCTGACCGCCACGTTTCAACTGGTCGATGACAGCCGAAAAGTCTTTGCTCGTGATCGCCGCCGCGTGCAATTCGTCAGCCAAGACCAAGGCGGGGCGCAAGCCCACCGCGTTTTCCAGCTCCGGCGCAATGACCTTGATGGTCACGCCCGTCGGTTTGTAGGTCACCTCCCGCTTCGACAGATTGGAATGGAAATTCTTGCGCAGGTACTCATCAAATGCGATCGCTTCGCGCACGTGACGAAACGACAAATCGGCAGAAGCCACATTGGCCGCCACGATGACCACCTGGAAGCCGACATTGATGCCGCGCGATGCCCAGTCGATCACGCTGGCCACAGCGAATATCGAGAGCATCACGGTCTTGCCCGAGCCCTTCCCTATTTTCCACCCCACCTCGCGAATGAGCGGCCGCCCGTCAGCATCGGTGTCACCCTTCACCTTCAGGATCATGCGCTCCTGCCACGGCAGGATGACATCGCCAAAGCGCTTTCCCGCCACAGCCCCCTGCGTCATCGGGAACTGCCGGGCAATGCGCAGAAACCGCGACCCGTTACCGTGCGGGTCGTCCGTGGCAGGAATCAGGTCGGTGGGCGCGCCCGCGTAATACCAGTTGACGTTGCTCGTGCTCAAGCCGCACCGCTTCGCGTGTTGACGTTGACCTTGGCCGCGGCCTCCCACGGGCTGTCCGCATCACTCGTGAACGCTTCCACACTGGCTGCCATGCGGTGCCGGTGCGTCGGCCCAAGACCCAGCGTGGCGGCCAGCTTGGCCGCCGTTGTGCGGGCCTGGTTCGATACCGCAATCATGGGATGCGCCCTGAGGCCGTGGGCGCCCTCCACGGTCATCCCCTCGGCAACATACACAGCCCGCGCGGTGTCGGCCTCGTGATGCGCCAGGACGTACTGAGCGACCAGCAGGGCATCGGTCTCGTGGAACTTGCCCCCATCCCACAGCAGGTTGCAGATGGCGACATAGTGGCTTCGGGTCTTGCGGGGAAGCGTCGCCGGTGGCTTGAAGTTCGGGCGGGGTTTTCCCGGGTTGATGACGGTCAAAGTGGATTTGCGCACTGTCTCCTCCGTTCAGCTTCGACACTCGCACGATCGGCCGCAACGGATGCCGGTCCGATGCCGTTCAAACACCGTCGTCTCGCTTCAATTTCGACAGCAGGGCGATCGCAGCCGCCTGCCGTGGGTCGGCAGGCGGAGAACCTTTGAATTGCATCCGAGGTGCGCGTTGTGG